GCGTAAATTAAGCCTGTGACGATAATAAGAGATTGACTCATACAGAGTATACCTCTTTTGGTTTGACTATTTTACCAGATGCATTGGTAAGTCTAGCACGAATTTCTTGAATTGGAAGTAAGCGTCTGCCAACTTCTCCGTAAGTCTTGCTTCTAAGTATGATTGTAATAGATTTTCGGTTCCTGTAGCCAAAATCGTGCGCCCATTTATCCAATCCGGCGAGGTGGTTAAACGACTCCACAAAAACCGACGGATGTTCTTTCATGACCATTCCGTGATGGACGTGGCCGATGTCTATATAGTGGTGTTCCGTTTCCCCAAAGTCTTTCCTGAAGTCTGAGGTCATTACATTTACTAGGTCTTTAGGTTTGCATTTGTCGGAGTGGTGAGTCATTACTAACGTATTACCCATGCGATAGGCTATAAATACGCTCTCGTTATTGAGGATATTCACCCGACCAGACTCGCCGTAAGCTACGCGTAATAGTTCAGCCATCCAGATATCGTTGGTCCTAGAATGGTTTCCTTGGTTCACGATCACGTCAACAAATTTAGACTTCTCTAAACACTTATCAACGATAAATCTCATCACCCGGCTGTAGGTTTTAATCATCTTTGGGAAACGCGTATCGCAGTCTAGAGCGTGTCCGCTGGCTTCTGTAGTCCCTGTGTAGTTTTCGTAGTGGGTAAAGTCTCCCAGATCGTTGATGACCATCCTCTCGCAGGAGGGAAGTTCGTCAATCAGAATAGAGATAGCTCCGCACAGTTCCTGTTCTGCAATCTTGAGATCAAAGTTCTCCCCCACTTCGGCGGCATGGGCTAACATACCTAGGTGGGCGTCTCCAATCTGGAGCCAAGGGATTACATCGGAGTTAAACTTCTTCGGAGCCTGAGCCACTGGTAAGCTGGGAACGTCTTCAATAAACGCTGCCACGGCCTCTTTAACTGCTTCTAGGTAGGCACCTTGTTTGATGTCTGCCTTAACCCAAGTAGCGGTAGGTTTACCCTCTTCGTTGTAGTAGGTACTGATTCCCTTCGCTATGTGCGTCTCGGGAACGGGATGAGTCCAATCATGCTCTGGAGAGAAACCTTGTAAAGCGGCTTTCTTTTTTACAGATGCAACTGCTTCGTTGATCGTATTTTTGTTAACCCCAAATTGTTTGGCTGCGGCTCTTGCGCTTCCGTGTTCTTCTATAGCCTGTAAATACTCCAGTTGGCGGACGGTACAGAATTGGTAGTAATCAGAGTAGTTCATGGCCTTAGTTTATAGGTACGTACCGGGACTCTCGACCCAGCATCATGTTTGCACACAAGTTTCACTGCTGCCTCGGGCTTTTTAAACCCCATCGCCTCGTAAGCACAGATAGCTGCTTTAGCTCCCGTACCTATCGCCTCGATTCCGCTCTTAATTGGCTGTCCTATACATGAGGAGCCAAAGTAAAAAAGCCCTGCGTCGTTCATTACGAGGGCATGAGAATTGGAAAATCTAGGATGCTTGTCCTTTAGTCCCTTTTTGTACCAGACTAAAAATCCTATGGCTTCATCTATGTTTCCCGAGAAGCCTAGTAAAGTCCCTTTAAACCTAAATACTTTCCTGCCGCTCCATACGCGGTCCCCGTCGCTGATACTTGAGTCAGCAACCATCACCCCAAGTTTTAAGTCAGCCAGTATGGTGGTCATGCTAAGAGAGTGCTTTTGTTCTCTACTTCAGCAACCCTAGATGTCCAACCTTTTCCAAACGTACCAAACGTGGGAAGCGACTCCAGAAACTTTTGTCTGGCGTCAGAAAACTTGTCAATCAAATCTTTAGTACTATGCGTCTTACAGGCGTCTAAAGTCTTTGGGCCGATGCTTCCGTCTTGAGTCAAACCTAGAACTCCTTGTAGCATCTTAGCCGCTCTACCCACTCCTGAATTTACCGCACAGTCAAACACACATATATCCAAGCCAGAAGGCAGACTATCGCCATTGATTGCATCCCAATACTTACGCTTATACAGAGGAGCCACCTGAGCCGGAGTCAGTGCCCTCATTTCCTTTTCGGAAGATGGGCGTCCTACGTAGGATTCCCACACGGCTCTCGTAACGCCAAGGTTAGTCATACCACCCGGGTCGAGTTTGTTATTTGAGTAGCCACCCTCATGTTTTAAAAGTTGCGACAAAGCAAGATCAAAATTGGTTTTCATGTTCAATCCTATGGCAATTTGCACAAAGCAAAACACATCTTTCAAGCTCGCTTGCTATCTTCTCTATACTTGAAGTCGAAATTAATTCAGATGGGTTTTTATCTTTTTTTCCTACGTGGTGAAAGTCGTAAACAGCAAAAGAAAAAACGCCTTTACATTTTTGACAACATCCACCCATCGCTTCTACAAGAGCCTCTTTTATGACTCTCTGTCGTGCCATTTTGTAATGATTGGCGCATCTTAGCCATCCCCCTTTATGATTTCTTTTTTTTCCGCAATCAACACAATTAGACGCTTGCTTTTGGACTGGAAAATTCATGTCTAGTCCACGCCGACTTCTTAAATAATGTGCGTTACATAACTTTTTTGCCAAACTATCATTTGGACAATTTTCTACAGAACAAGTTCCCCTGATATTGTTAGATAAATTTCTAACAAAATTTTGCATTTTTTCTTCAACGGCTCCCATTAATTTTTCACTAGAAACATTCACATAGCCGCCCTCGTGCTTGAGGAGTTGCGACAAAGCCAAGTCAAAGTTGCTTTTCATTCGATGAGCCGAAGTAATAAGAGAGGACCAACATCAAAGCACCGTCCATCGTACCTAGTACGCGGATGACAAGTTCTCTCATCTCGGTAGGAATGGTGTTGTTAAGCATGAACCACTGGATCAATCCCCATACGGAGACTATGACCAGCGCCAAGATGGGGGTGATGATCTTGCTTACAAATGGAGCCGCGCTAACCGCAATAGTTGATTCCCTCTCACGAGCGGAAGCACGGTCTTGGAACGTCAGCTTAGCGTACTCCAGTTCCAGTTCCTTAATCTTAGCTAAGGCTTCTGGATCATTCTGGATAGCGGAGGGAATTTGCTCCGGTGGAACGCCAAGTTTATTGGCAATGGCTGAGATAGCCATCCCACCTAAAGGACCTGCAATTGCGTTAGCCAAAACGGGAGCAGCACCCTTGAGCAAATTAAACAACTCGTTCATCTCACCTCCGTGCCCGCGATTATACGGGCTAATGTGTCAACTGTCTTACCAAGTTACAGGTTGATTTGTAATCTTACGCAGACCAAGGTTGATCGCTGTAAGAGCTAGAGCTTGCAGTTCAGGGCCAACGATAAAGCCAAACTTCATCTGAAGGCCGAGTGCCGCCGCGCACAGTACGTTTACCCAGAAAGTCTTAGACAAGTAAAACTTCTTACCTGTCATTTGGCTTACTAGAACCTCTGAGGTCGCGGCGGATATAGAAGCGTTAAGGTCGCTCATTTAATATGGCCTTCAAAAAAGATGTCGCAGTACCCTACAGCCATTCTTGCAATCACCCCTCTCCAGTCACCATTGTGCTTAAGTCTTGCCAGCCGATCAGAGAATGTGTATTCACCCTCTTGCGGAAAGTCCCAAGTCAACAATGCCAACTCCGTATAGTTCGCTATTACATCAATCACTAGAGTGACTAAAGTAATTGGAAGGACTACACGCCATAACCCACCGCGCTCATATTGAACAGCGATGGGGTATAGGAGAAGGAGTAGTAGGCTCATTTAGGGTACTTGTCTTTGACGGCTTGGATGGCGGTCTTCCATGCATCCATACCGCCGTGGTACAGCAGGTCAAGTTGGTCAGGGATGGAAGGGTATTTGGCAGAGCGTTGCGCCTTGTAGGCATTGGCATCAATGTAGGCTTGAACTGCTGTTTCGTCATAGGTAACGGGGTTGCCATTAGCGTCAAATGCATCGTTATCACGAATTACCGCAACATTTGGATATAACGCAATAATTGCTTGGTGGTCTATCATGCGGCAATCTCCATCACAGTAATAGTTGATGTTGTGGCAAAAGCAGTGTCTGAAACCCTCTTATTTACTGAAGCATTTGCATCAGTAAACATTTGTAGTTTGTATGTTGTTGCCGATGTGGTTGCTGGCGAATCTAAATAATTAAATGATGGAGTCATCATGTAATTTGAATTACCAATACATGAACTAATAAATGTTGAATTGTTAGTGCCACCACTACCAACACCAAGTGTTGTTGAATTTCTTACCAAATTAAACCAAGCAATACTAACTGCTGATACAGGAAGTGAAACAGTAATATAAATCTTGCTAGTAGAACTTGATGGAGTAATACTAACGCTTAATCCTGTTACATCTGTTGGCGTAGTTGAATTGACTGTTGTAGTGGATGAAGTATTTGCACTCACCACTTGCAAAACGCTGCCAGCGGGAAGTTTTTGAACCGCACTAATACCAGTATTAGTTAAACCCGCTATTGTTCCTGTTCCGTCTATTGTTACTGCCATTTTTATGCTCCTTTAAGCTGATCGTCAGTAGGACGAGCTAATGTTGGGTGATTCCATTCTTTGATGTAATCGCCTTTGCCATCGCTGTCGTTTTGCAAGCGGATAGAGTCCATGAAGTCTGTGTCTTGCAGTTCAGGGTAGATTGCTTTGATTTTTTCGTATAAGTTCATTATGCAGCCCTCGCCAAAAAGCCAGAAAACTGGGTTGTTACGGAATTTTGTATAGTTGGGGAAACCCCTGCCAAATAACAATACATTTCAGCGTAATCTGTTGAACCATTTAAATAAATCAATCCATTTACAGTTCCAACACCGTCAATACCACTCACAGGCACGTTTAAGTTTCCTGAAACTGCTATCGCACCATTTTTATAGATTACAGCCCAAATATAAGTTGCGCCTGATGCAGCTACGCTATAAATAGACCCACTAAAAGAATAATAGCCCGCAACAGTCGGCGTAAATCTTGAAGATGCAAAATTATTATTTGTATCAAAGTTTTCTGTACCTAAGTTTACTTTTGTATATACGCCGCTTGTAACTGCTTGTGTTGTAGAGGGCGTTGCACTAAACGCAGGGCCAGTACCAGCAAAAGTACCAGCAGGCTGCTGTGCAAAAGTCACAACTTGGTTAGTACCAATAGTCAGCGCAGTAGTAGGAGTAGAACCTGTTTTAAGCTCTAATATGCCTGATGTATCAGAAGAAATTGCAGTACCGCCATTAGTGGCGTTTCCTGCTGTGATAATGTTAGACATTGTTTATTCTCCTTTAATTTCGTCTGCTGGTTCAGGCGTGTTGCCTTCAGCAAGCCAAGCTAGATAAGCAACGTAGTCTGAATTTTGCTCATCCATTGGGATGAAAGCGTTGTCTGATAGACGCCTAATCAAGTGATTGTTAAGTTCGCCACTGGGTGTTTTTACTTGTTTATACATTTATAACTCCGCTGATGCTGTGAAATGACCAACCAATGCCTGATTTGAAGCACACCCGTTTGCGCCATCTTGTGTAGTTAACGAACAATGTTCTTGGCTTGGTAAAAATACAACAGAGGTTATGGTGGCCCCTGTATCATAATTTCTCATTTGTCCCGTAGTCCCTGTGTGTGGCTGATATATCGTTACTGTTGGGCTGGCTCTTTTAGAAGCCTTAAAACGAACCGGAATAGTCATTGTTGACGCAGTTGAGGCAGTTGGACTATTGTTATAAACACTTAAGGCTGTCGTTTGCTGTACCGCAGTCCCGGGAGCGGTTCCTTGAGGATAAGACATTTCATAATACCGCTGACACAAAGCCAACTCAGTACCATAAGGACGGTAGTCAAACGATGTGGCTACGCTGCCTTTTTCTAGCTGTACGCCTGTGATGTAGAACGTGGCTCCGTTTGTGCCGACTACGCTGGTTGCGCCTGTGGTTGAAAGATAATTTGTACCAGCCCATGCACCAGCAGTTCCGCTGTAGGTAGACCCCATTCCTAAACTGAAAACAACTAACATACCAACACCGTTTGTTGCTCCCACCCATGTGCCTGATGTATCACCTGCAATAGTTACTGATTTTTGTTCCCATGTGTTCGCCGTTGAAATGGTGTATGTAAACGGATACGACCTAGAGTTATCTGAATTTGATAATGAGCCACCAAAAGTTCCAGTTAAAGAGCTACGTACCCAAAAACTAATTGTGACCGTAGATGCGCCAGCCGCGCCAAAACCTAAATCGGCTGTATTAAAACCTTCAATAGGTTGACGCAATAAAAAATAATCTCCTGCGGCAACTGAATATGCAGATGTAGAAGTAACACCTAAATAGTTTTTGAATCCTGCTGGCGGGGTAACTGATCCAGCATTTTGTTGAACCGTGTACTTTGACGCTTGGCTAGATTGGTAAGCGAATCTGTCAAGAGTGTAAGTTGGAGTTCCTGTTGTCGTAGTTGCAACACTAGCCCCCGCATTACGCTGGTCAATCACCATCGCACCATTGATGATGCGGTTTCGCAAAGAATTAATGTTGGGGCTGATTACCCCACCATCTGAACTGACTAAGCTGTCAGCATTTATCGTTCCGTATGCCATTATTAAGCCCTTTCTGTTTATAAGCCATTGATATTACTGCATCAGCCTCTTCCTTGGTCGAAAATTTTCCAAGGTAAATTCTTTTCCCGTCTATTGTTACTCTTGCCTTAAAGGGTCTAATTCCAACACACTTTTCAAAATGCCACCTTCGCATAGAAGTTTCGCCGCCATGTTTCCCGCACTTTGTACAAGTAATTTTTTTGTGAACATAGCCCTTGTTTTTCTCCGACCTCTTTCTGTTGGCATCTTCTGAATGTTGAATTTTATACGGCCCCTTGCCTCCACCAGTTAAATTTACAAGGGTATTTTGCATATCTTGAAAACACCAAATTAAAAATTTTTCGTGCTCAAATGCTTCCTCTTCGGTTTCCCAATAAGCAAGTTTTTCTATGCTTAATCCCTTGTGATAAATAACCGCCTGTTTCCAATTAACGCTTCTATCTCCAAATGAGTACGCCCTATTGTCCACGCCTTTACCAATGTAAAAAACTTTTCCATTGGGAGCAGAATGGCAATACGTATAGTGCTTCACAAAATTACCCACCTGCTTCCAGAAGCTATAGAAACTGATTGACCGCTTGCCACAGTCATGGGGCCTACGCTCATTGCGCTGGAACCCGATGGAATGCTGTAGCTTGCGGCTACGGTGTTTGAGTTCACCACAATACCGTTACTAGCAACAACTTGAGATGCTTGTAGGTCACCAG